GCAGAAGCAGAAGTTATTGATAACTAAACAGTTACAAAACAGTGTTTTTTTAGCGTTCATTTTAGTTGTTTAATTTTGTAACTAGTTGATAATCAGTGTATCTATTTTGGCAAAGTTTTGCTTACTCTACCCGAAATAAAAATTAGGATTAATACACCCGTCGATAAGTTTTTCTATAAACTCAGGAACAGGAGCGCCTTCAACAAGTTTTACAAGCTCGTTGCTGATCGCAGCGGTTGTAGTTTTGTTTGGTTTTTTACCTGAGCAGGATTTAATTTCTTTTTCAAGACTTTCAAGCTCTTTTTTCTGCTGCTCTTTTAACTTAGTCCCGGAGATTTCAGCGAACTTCAAAGCTACATACCTGCTATATTTTCCGGGATCTACTTTTTGCTTTTTTTGTTTCGAACTTTGTTCCTGGTTCTCCGGTGTCGTTTCCTGAACTGGTGTCGTTTCCTGAATTTCCGGTGTCGTTTCCTGTTCCAGGTTCTCTGTTTTCAATGTTTTCTGTGTCATTTTTTTCTTGCAATTTAGTTATTTTTTCTTGTAAATTTAAAGGAAGCGCGTTAAATTTAACGCGTTTCCCTTTATGCCAGTATTTTGGTTGTATGTCCATTATACGGATTGTAAAGAAGTGATGTCGAATGTGTCTGCAATTAAGCAAGGAGGTGCAACTTCAGGCGGATCGTTTTCAGGGGTTTTCAAAGTAAATTGAATCATTCCGCCCTTGTCGGGATCGGAAGGTAATTCTTCATACTCAGAAATCCTTAAGCCTACGTTCCTACCGTACATAATCGACTTGCCATTCAGAAGCGGTATAATCGCAACAACTTTTTGAAACCTCATTTTTGCGATATTCTCACGACTAAGCTGAGAGGCATCAAAAGCCATAACTACAACCTGATGATCGAACCCATCCACGCTTGTAACTTTTCGCATAGGGGATGAAGGTGTAATATGTACAGACCCTTTAAAAGATTCGAACGGGTACGCATAAGTTCCAGTATCAAGCGTGATAGTTTCAATTTCGTGAGACACAGCGTCTTCTGTTATTGCTCCATTATCAAGATCGTCTTTGTTTATCAGCTGAACAAAATTTCCTATCCCTGCTTGCTCAAGATTCGCGCAATCAAATGCGCTTCCTCTATCTATTTTACATTGTGCCATAATTTTAGTATTTTAAAATGAATCGTTGATTAGTAATATAGCAGGTGTCGCCACCATTCCCAACCTTCCTAAGTCTGTAATAAACAAACTCAGGATCAATAACAGTGAACCTATAATTCACAGCAGTCGCGCCAGAATGACTAATTGTGTCAACAGGATACCAAACCGATCCTACGTTGTTGCCTTCTAAATAAATAGTCCCTACGTCGTGCGCTGCTGTAAACTGAAATGTAACCAAACCTCTATACAACATCGACTTATTAGGCGAGTTTGTATAGTCAGTTTGCGCACCTTTTAGAGTGTCGTTTGGAAAGCTGGTGTTAGCCTGCTGTGAAAAGCAGGCTAATCCAGATCCAATAACTAATATGCAGAAAATTATTAACCCTTTCATCTTTTATAGATAAAAATAATATCCTTAATTAAAACAGTATCGCCGGTCGCACCAGTCGCTTTTAACCTATAATTAAGGAATTTAGCAGGTGCATCATAATTAGGTGCATCACTCATTATGTAGCTTGCCGGTGTGGTTGCGCTATAAGCAACCGTGTCGATGTTGTACGTTTTTGTCCACTCATCATTCGTACCCTGAAGTATTACGGTAACATCGTCAGAAGCGGCAAAACCATCGAGTGTAAATTCCCAACTTACCAAACCCATGTATTTTACTTTCGCTTGCGAAGTAAAGTAGATAGTTTCAGCTCCTAAAGTCGTATCCTGAGTAAACTCTTGATAAACTGCCTGTGCATTTCCGGCTAAGGCTACCAAAGCCAAGAAACAAATTATAATTAATTTTCTCATTTAAACAGGAGTATAAAGTAATAAGTCTTCAGAGTACCTATAATTCGCATCAGCTTTAAAGTCGATGCGGATGAACCACTCACGTGAATTGTTGGCAACTTTGTCAACAATTACGCTCTCAGAATCAGGATCGACCCAAACACCTAAGTTTAAGTTGCTATCATCACCACCTGTTACGCGAGCACCAACGACCGTATGGCGTGGCATACCTTGAAAATGCTTGATTTTCTTGGTGTTGTACATTGTTTCCATACCCATTCCGAATACACCGGTAAAGGCTTCTTTAAGCTTAGTGTTTCCTACCTGCATAGTTTTCCAGTCGGTTGTGTTCACATGAAGCACGAAATCCGGATCGTCAATGTACTTGTCAGGAATTGCTGCCCAGCAAGCTGCAAGAATTTCTACAAATGACTGATCTGTAATATTACCGGCTGGTGTAGGTTTAATGACATTAGCGTCAAGTTTTGCCCGTGTTACAATCCCATCAAACATATTCAAAGGATTGTGAGCGGCCAGATCATTGTCGCCTTGCCAGAATAATTTCGCCATTTGTGTACCGATTCCGTTTCTGTACAGGTCAATGATTGCGTTCAGTAGCTCGGCGTTAAGTTCCAGATTTGTGAAGTCGCCATTAGATTTCCATTTATCCCAAATATCATGAAAAGTCGTTGGTACAAATTCTTCGTAAACTGTTCCTTTACCCATAACAAGTTCTCGTTCCGCATAACTTGTAGTTGCCGTATCACTTGTGGGTGACCCCTGTACGTAATCATCAATTGGGTCAGCCGTTTGTGATAGCCGGGGTAAGGCCATTTTTGTTGAAATGTCAGTGATCAATTTAGCTGCGCCTTTTGATACTACTTCATTTCCAACGCCCAGTACTTTATAAAGATTCGCAAGTACTTCGCCGTTGTAATTACTATTTGATAGTGTTAGTGCCATAATTTAAGCTTTACGAGAATTTTCAATATTAGCACGAATTTCATCTGTCATTTCCTTAATTTTCGTTTGCACGGAAACAGGAGCAGAAGCGGAAGGCGATACAATTATACCTTTAGCAGGTACATGCTTGCTAGTAATAGCAGCAAGTTTAGTATCAAACTTAGCTTCGATCTTAGCCATTTCAGCTAGAACTACAGCAGATACAGCAGCGACAACTTCATTGGTATCTATTGCAGCGGCAGGAGGGGCAGGGGTGGCAACTTCTTTTACATCAGTTATCACACCACCAGCGACGGTGATTACACGACCGTCATCAAGAGTATACTCACCGTCATCTAAGCCCATAGCTCCGAGAGGCGCAATTTCTACGCCCGTGGCTGGTAACTCTGCCGAAATAAGGCATTGTTTACCGTCAGCAAGCGAAAGGACATTCATAATAGGAGTATCCTTTTTTTCTTTTCCAAAAATTTTCATTTTTAATTTATTCGTTAAACTTATGTTTAGTAAAGCCGCTTGCGCCTCTGTAAGCATTGCGCTTGCTGCTATTTTTTGATTAGTAGGTGTAATTGAATCGACAAAACCGTAATTCAAAGCCTCTTCCGGTGTCATCCAATCCGAAGCTTTCATTAAGTTTTTAATATCCTCATCCTTCATTCCAGTAACTTCGCGATAAATTTTAACCATAATTGCATCGTTTTTCATTAGATCTGATGCAGTTTTCTGAAGGTCAAAGGTATTTCCAGTAACTGAAGTCCAGCCGTTGTGTATAAGAAATAGCGCGTTATCACTTATAATTCTTTCATCACAAGCCGCAGCAATTACAGTACCTGCTGAAGCTGTAAGTCCAATAATATTAGCAATGGTTTTACCGGCATGTGCTTTTATGAGTGAGTAAATAGTAATAGCCTGAGAAACATCGCCGCCCAGGGTGCTAATGTCAAATTGTATGTCTTCGTTTTTGTTTGCATTTAGAAACGAGCGAACGCCGTCAACAGTGATACCGCCTTCAACTCCTACCTCATTATACATTTCGAATATTACCATGAACGTAAAGTAAACACAAAAAAAACACCCGTCAAAGAAAATGACGGGTGTTAGGTAATGATTGCAGTTAATTAATTTTCAACGAAGCCTAAAACATTAACACTATTTTTATTAATCCATTTCTTTGTCCTGAATTTTCCACTTACAATATAACCATAAGATCCACCTACTAACATCTCCTTTTTAGGATTAAATGATAGATTAACTACTTATTTATCAGTAGTTATGAATATATCGTAACACATAAATTTTATTTGAGTTTCAGGAGCGGTAATTTGCATATAGATTAAGTTGTTTATTATTAATTAATTATTCTATTACTTGTTGTTATCGACCTGTTATAAGCAAGGCGGGGAAGTGCTTCGATTTAAGTTCATCGGTAATTTGATAAAAAATAAAAGCCCCCGCCCGCAAATTAAAATTCTTCATGTAAAATAGGGTCTCCCTTATCATACACTTTTTCAAAGTCATCCATTCCGTTTGGAAACTCTTCTTTGTCTTCGAGCATTGATTTTGCATCTGACTCAGAAACGCAACCCTCAGAATCTTCATAGTTAAAATGGTCTTCTTCGAGTTGTTCAGCGTAAATATTACTAATTGCTTCATCTTCACGCCAAAGAATAACTTTCTTTTCTAATTGAGTTTCATTTAAGTTATTACAAAACTCTTTTAATTCTTTCCAGTTCATAATAAAATTGGGTTTTACAACGCCCTCCCAAGGCTTTTATTTTTAGTGTTTCAAATCAATTTCAGTAAGTAAAAACGCCCAGCTTATAACACGCAATAAAAAACAAAAGGATATTATCTGTAATTCAAGCGTGGTAGCTATTTGCAAATGTTGTGCAACTTGATAGCGAAGCGGTTTCAAATTCCTTTCGTTTCTTATTGCCACCGTTAGCGTCAAGCTTGCAAAATTTGAATCTTATTACAAGTTGTACACTCTATCCAATTGCTATGCCTGTGTGTAAATGTTTTGTTTCCACATTTGCAAGCCAGACCGCTAACAAGCGGTATATTTAATGCTTGCTGTAGTTTTTCATGGATAGGGCTGTTAGGGTGTATTTCTATTCCACTTTTCAGTATCCTGTCAATTTCTTTCGCTGTTTCAATCAGTTTATTCATTTGTTTTTCAATTAAAATATTGTTGTTAATAATCGCACTAAAATATACCGCCAAGCGTTATGGTTCATGCTAAGAAAATTCACGTTCATCAGCATCAGATATAAATTGGGGATAGTCGTCTGCACCACTATCTTTAATTAATCCAGCCATTGAGATATTTGGTATTTGCCCTTGCATTGTTCCAAAACAATTTAAAAATCCATTTTTCTCTACATATTCATCGGCTTGTTTTGTGTAAGCTACTAATTGCCCACATTTGCCGTAGAATATTAATCCTGCTTTTTTAGCATCTTTTATAGCTTTTGATACTTTATCAAAAGCTTTTTCTTGTTTTTCATTTGGTGTAAAATTCATTTATGTATTTTTAAGTGTTACGATTATAAAGCACGAAACCATAACAAGCGGTATAAAACAAAGCGGTTTCAGTGCTATTTTGGGGCTTTGTTTCCCGTTCAAACTTTTGTGGTAGCTGACAGTTCATCGCTCGCATTCCGCTTCGATTTCATACCGCCAGCCGTTATGGGTAAGCATATTGCAGCCTACCCATTTGACAAGTTTAGTCTAAAATTGTCCAGTCGTTTGAAAGCATATCTGTTTGAGATGCCAACCAACCATTTACAATTTTTCCATCTGCTGAATACATACACAGAAAAGCAAGAAATTCAACATCTCTGTTTTGTTCAGAAAGAAAGGTTTTTACACTTTCAGGCAATGATTTTACTTTTGGTAAAAATTCAGCCGTTAAAGTATCGGAAGGTCTTTGAAAAACAAACATTCCTTTACCGTTCCAACCTTGTCGAGCAATTCGACCGCCTGCTTTTGCAACTTCTAAAGCTGCACCATAACTTAAATTTTGCATAATAATGAAATTAAATTATTAATATATAATTGATTAAAAAAAAATGCCAACCCATAACATACGGCATAAAACAGTTGGGTATTCGAGCGTTTCAGCCCGTTGCAAAGTACGTTGTGTATTGACAGGTACGAGCATCGCAGCCCAACCGATTTCATACCGACAACGTTATGTAGCAGCTGAGTGTAGTGCCAGTTTAATAAGCTTGTCTCTAAATTCAATAGGCGTTGCATTGGCTTCTCGTTTGCTTAATGTTGGTTTGTTAGTGTCACGCCCTGCCTCTGCCCCTCCCACTTGGTGGCTTCCTTTCCTGCGCTCCCACCGCAACTCAAAAGGTGGTGTTTTTCCCACATAATATAACCAAGTAGCTTTATTTGCTCTGTGTCCGTAAGCACTTTGCCATACCTCACACACCCAGCCATTACCACTTTTTTGCCAACCAATACTTTTTGGTTTTTCAAGGTCGTATTTCTTAAATGCTCTTGTTTTAGCTGGGTGTTCCAACACCCCTCCGCACCTGTTTACATTAGCTAATGCACTTTCAAAGCAGCCTACGTCATTTTCTGGTTTGTTATGCTCTCCACCCCACCTCTTATAATTAACAAAAGCCAATGCTCCCCACAGCTGGCAGGGTGGGTGTGCAATCACTGGTAAGCTTCCAGTATATTCCCGAGCATCTCTTTTCTCATCCCATGCGTCAATGCCAGCTTCTCCAGCGTAGCATCCATCTGGTTGCACATATAAAGCCGCCACATAACACGGTATATAATCCGTATTGGCGGTATTTTGGTCGTTATTCTCTTTTATCATATTTTGTCCGTTTTTGTAGTTTTCTGCAATTAATCTGGCACGTATCATATACCCACCGTTATGTACAAATATAAGCAAACTTTTGCTAATTATCTAATTAAATCATTAAAAATTGTTCTTTCACTAACGGCGAAAATTGTTTTAAGTGCCTCAATAATATCAGAAGTTTTCTTGCAGTTCTCTAACCCATAGGCTAAATTTTTTAATTCAGAAGCCGCGCGTTTGTTGTCTTTTAAAGCAAGCTGACAAAAACGCGACCGTTGTTTTATGTATGAATCCCTTTTCATACTACACCAACTTTTTTTACATTATCCAAGCTCGTCAATCCCAATGCAATATCTGAAACGTAAACTTTTATAGGTGTTCTTTGCATAGCCTCGTCAACTAACTGATTTACATTTGTTGTATCTACCTTTCCGCCTTCAGCCAAGTGACTTGCTTGCTTGCTAAACGACCGCCCTCCGTAACTTTCGTTTATCGCGCTTAAAGCTGCTATTTCTGCTGTCGCATCTTTTTTTAATACAAACATAGCCTCCCCTTTTTCAGCCACAAACCTAGATCCATCCGACCCAACAAATCTAGTACCGCCTTGCGAATGTGACTTACCTCCAATAATTCCACCTTTCCCGAATTGCGGAATAGGTTCAGAAGCTACAGCAATAGCACTTGCAGCACCTTCAGCAGCTACAAACGCAGAGAAAGGCAAACCAAATGTCACAGGGCTTGCCGCAATTGCTTTTATTACACCCGAAAGCGTGTCTATTGCAATACTAAACAAGTTCTTTTTCTTTTCTGCTTTTGCTTCCTCTTGCTTAGTCTTTAGCTGAATAGCCTTTGTTTTATCGTTGTATTCCTGCTCTGAAATTTCACCCTTATCAAGTTTGTTCTTGAGTATATCCATTTCGGCCTGAGCGGCTACCTGAACTTTATTAAGTTGATTGTTTACCCGCGCACTTAACTGATCATTTGCTATTTTTGTGGCAGCTTTTTCGGCTGTATTAACTAGACTACTTTTTGCATCTGCTATTTTCTTAGCCGCCTCAATTTCTGCATCACTACGTTTTTTTATCTCATCTTCAGTGATTTTTGTGTCGGTTTCTTCAACTTGCTTGTGTAATTCCTTAGCCTGTTCCGCAAACTGAGCGTCCATATCGGCTTCCATCTGCGCAAGTACCTGATCTTGTTTCAACCTTTCATCCCTGGCCGCTTTTTCTTCTGTCTTAATTTGATTGATTGCCTCAATTCTTTTTGCAATAGCTTCTTTTCGTTGTGATGCTATGTTAGCCTCCTCATTATATACGTCTGCAAGTAACTGAGCTTCCTCATCAAGATCCTCTTTAGTGGAATTTGAAAGTGAGTTATTGATTTTCTTTAGTTCGTATTTAGCTTTTAAAATTGACAAGTGCCTTTCTTCAATCTTGCTAAGAAGCGCGTTTTCTTCGTCAATTAGTTTCAAGCGTTCTTGTGCGCTGTTCTTATCTTTGCTATCAATTTCGTTTTTTAACTCAGCTAATTTAAGACGATCCCTAGCATCCTGAACCATTGAGCTGCGTGAAAACTTATCAAGACGCGCCTGTTTATCAGCTAACATTTGAGCTATTGCAATTTCCTTTTTCGTTTCATCAATTACTCCGGTTATTGCATTCTTAATATTATTGTAAGCATTAACAGCCGATTCTTTTAAATTGTTAACTCCTTCTTTTACACGCTCTTGACCTTCTATTATTTTTTCATCATACGCGGAAACCTTCGCTTGTGCCTCGTTAATTCCGTCAGCATTGTCCGTGAATACCCCTTTTAATTTCTGCCAAGCTAATCCGATAAGTGCAAAATTCTTTAAGAACTTTGAAACTAATATTTCAATAGTTCCACCTATTACATTACCAAATGTGTTCTGGAAAAAATCGCCTACACCTTTAATAAAATCCTTGAACCCTTGCCACGCCTCCTTAGGTTTTGTTACTGCTTTCCAAATTAGCTCACCAACTTTTTGAATAATATCACCTATGTTGCCAGCAATGACACCAAATACCGCCATAACCTTAGTTAAAGCGTTTTGCCCTTCCTCGCTTCCTTTAAAATATTTTATTAACGCGCCCAAAGCTGCACCGATTACAGCAATAATAGCGCCTAAAGGTGTTGCTATAAATTTCAATGCGGCCTTTGTCATACCGAAAATGCCGTTAATAATTCCGCCAATCGGCCCCGGAATAGCTTTTAAATTATCTCCGAATGTCGCAAACGATCCTTTAGTTTTTTCCGTTTCCTCACCAGCTTCTTTTAAAGCTGTTTGCATCTGTTTTATTTGAGCAGTATAAACTTGCGATTGTTTTTTTCCTTCTGTAGTTGTTAAGTTTAGCTTATTTTTTTCTTGTGTTAGCTTTGTAATATTTGCTTTAAGTTCATTGATACTTCCCTTTTCAGAGGTAACTTCCTCACCAGCTTCTTTTAAAGCTGTTTGCATCTGTTTTATTTGAGCAGTATAAACTTGCGATTGTTTTTTTCCTTCTGTAGTTGTTAAGTTTAGCTTATTTTTTTCTTGTGTTAGCTTTGTAATATTTGCTTTAAGTTCATTGATACTTCCCTTTTCAGAGGTAACAAGCTTAATTGTATTTTTTCGCTCTGCGTTTGCTTTACTTTGCGTGTTTTTACTGTTTTCAATTTCTATGACATACTCTTTTTGTCCAATTTTTCCAGCTTCAAGTTCGCTTTTAAGTTGAGCCTGTGCGACTTTTTCGCCTTCGATTGACGCGGTTAGATTACTAATACTTTTTACCGCTGCCTCAGTATCATACTCGACCTTTACAATTACTGTTTTATCTGCCATAGTTCAATATTTTTACACGGGTTTTACGCCCGCTGATGAAATTATTTATTTCAAGCACAATGAATGAGCTTTTGAAATAGTCAATATACACAACCTGATTTTCATACCAGCTTAGAACGTCTAGTTTAGATAAGTTCATATCGCATTCAATTACACGAACACGGTTAAGGCAGTTGAAAAAATTTGAATAGTAAGTATCTGCGATTGTCTGCCAACTTAGAAACTGAAGTTTATCTGAGTTTATAACAAATAGCCTGGGCTTAATTTCCTGATCAGTAATTCGTGTAGTATCGTTGTAAACTCTAACATGTACCGTCAAGTTACTGCCAATTTGGCATTCATTACTCGCGCTAAATTTTAACTCTAAATATGAGCCTTCAGCCTCCAAACTTTCATTATCTGTTAGGAAATAAGCCTGACCAAGTTCGCGCGATACAGTCAAGTCGTTTTCGTATTTTAACCAGTTTTTCTGAAATAATCCATCGAACTTACTTGTAACTGTATCGCTTCCAATTATGAATTTTTCCGACCAGTCTACGCTTGCAAGTTTGTTAAGGCTTGACATTGAACGAAAACTAAATTTCCGTGCGCTAGTTATCAAATGAGTTTTATTCGAAGTAACACAAATTAACCGATACAAATCGAGATAAGTAAGATCCGGTAAGTTATCATAAGCTTTAATTTTGTAACCTAACCAGGGATTTGTTGACAAGTCTGCTTCCTTATCGCTCAAGATTGTATACAAAAGCATGTTCGAAAAAGTAATATTTCCAGTCCCCTCTAATCGAATGTCTATTGTCATACCATCATCGCTTTGAAATTCGGATGAACTAAAATCAATATCCTCGGTGCCTGATAAAACTAGTTTACTTTCAGAAACTTTTGTAGGGTCTACATTGTCGGTTGCCCGAATAATTAAATTTACAATGCTTGACGAAACGCTTTGACCTCGCAACCTGAATATCGTTTTTTTTGCAGCTATATCTATGTTGCCTGAAGCAACTGTCAAATCAGCATGCGCAAAATCGTTTATGTTTAATCCGGATAAAGCTAAAGTTCCGGAAGGGGTAAATATTGAAGTTATTGTTTTTTGATAGCTTGTAAACCAGAATTCAGAATGACAAACAGAAAGCGCGAGTTCAGGAACTGGAACCGTAAAAGTGTATCCCCCATTTTCAATCGCACGTGCAAGTAATCCGTTCACATAAAGAGAAGGTCGCGAATATTTACAACGCTCGTCCCCGGTTGTTTGATCCGTGTTTATCGTGAGCGCGTTTTCATGATAACAAGCCTTACCCCAGAACCAGCAAGTATCTATGTCTACCGAATCTAGCGCGTTGATTGCTGTTTGTGTTAAAATCGTGTCCTCGTCATCCCAATTAACTGACCTTAAAGGCTTGTCAATTGCATTAAACAAATCTTTCGAATTGTCTACACATTGAAAACTAAATACATCTTTTTTTGTTGAATCAAGGAAGCCTTTACCTTCGAAAATTTGAAATACATCCCGAATAATTACATTATAAAGCTTGTCAAAACTTCGGTTATTCGTGCCTATTCCAGCTGGTGAATCAAATATCTGCCTGTTAATAAGCGTATCGGGAAGATCAAAACGGTTAGTAAAATCTACGAAGCGCGCTGATGGGTTGTTAATGTCAATCGACTTACGTGTGATTGTAGGCGTTGAGTTTCCCAGTTCTGCTAATGTGCCGTTAATTTCTACCTGCATAATGCTAAATTTGACATGACTAAAGAAATTTCAACCTCATATCTACCCTGCATCAACTCGTAATTAAACGAATTCGAATCAGGTGCATATCTCTCAATAGTCCCGTCAAGCTTCAGCCTCGTAACAAACTTATTAGCAAACATCTCACCGATAACTTTCAAATCGTTTAGGCTCAAATCATCAGCTTTCAAAATGATTGAGCGAGTTTCTTCGCTAATCAAAGCTTCTATTCTTGTTAAACTTTCAGCGTTCACAACCTCATTTTTAACCGAATTGAAAATTTCAGCATCATAAAACATATATATATAGTCAGAACCGTCCCGCCCTATCCACCTAAGTAGGTACTCGAATTCAGCATAAGCCGGATCGGTTAAAGATTTTGGGCGAACGAGTTCGAAGATCATATTAAAAATGTCTAAAAATTATGTAAAAATTAATTGTCGCGTTTGCAATGTAATCGTCAGGGTCTGGTGATATAGCCAAAAAATTAGCTCCTACTTTCAAAACATGCAAATCCCTATTATTTGATATCATACTATTAATAACAAAATGGGTTTCGTATTGAGGAATATACCCAGATGATAACCCTCCAAATGTTACCGAATTATTATCATTTCCAGAAAAACTTGTTGTTCTAAGTAAGTTTACAGCTTGTAAATGTGTGTTTCCAAGTACATCCTTAAAATATCGAACAGTCCCCTGCCAGCCTGAAGCTAAAGACATAGTTTGCCATGCCGGTAATGCAATAGTATTATTAATTACAGCTGCGACCCCTACGCCGGAAACAGCTCTATTTGTTCCTGTTCCCGCTAATGTTTCTGCCATTGTTTCTAATTCTATCAGCCCTCTCTGTGTAGTGCTTGAAATAGGAATACGACCAGGTACGACTGCTTTACTCGTAGAACTAAGTGCGTTATGTTCCGAAGTGCTTGCAATTACTAACGTTCCTGTAATTGTGTCGGTAGCCTGCTTAACACTCTCTACCCATGCCTTTGCGAAGTAATTAGATCCTTTTCTGATTATTTCATAAAGCACAATACCCAAAGCGGTAACATAAGCTTTAACGGGTGTAACGTCGGTTATGCCTACAAATGAAACCGCCTGCCCTGCTGTTTTTGTAATAAGAAGAAAAACAGTATCACCGTCAGAAATACCTGAAGCGGTGATGGCGAGCGATCCACCCGTCCGGGTTAAGTCGATCCTATCCTTCCCGGTAAAGTCTACAGTGATAGAAGTTACGGAGCTGGATTGAATCACAGCAACATCTTCTTTAAATTTTACATTGTCACAAATTTCATTAAGCATTGCTCTGTGAACACTAGTCACCATCACGGGAACTATATTCGTACTCACATCATTTTTTACAGTTGTTCTGTTTGACATATCTATGTTGTTTTATAATTATTTAAATCGTAGTCATCTGGATGATATTCGGGTATCCCAGTAAAACTAAACAAAAATTCTAAGTATTTTGTTTGCTCGTTTACCGATGCGTTTGATGGCCATTTCCACAATAAAAAACCGTTGTATCCCGAATTTATATCACCTAAATCCGAACTCACTATTACCTGTTGATTTATGTCTAACTCATTACAAGGCATCCCCATATCAAAACTTATTGATCCGCCTGAATGCGATACGCATAGAGCAGCCGGATAACCAAGATATAATTTTGGTAAATCAAATTTGTTTAAAATAGTTTCAGGTTCAGGCGTTTCGGTTGCATAAAGTACGACTAGTAATTTGTTGTCAATAAGAGTAAAGCTTTCAGAACTTCCTTGATATACTTGCCTGTATTGAATTTCAAACTCCTGAACAGAATTAGAAAGCAATCCTTGTACAATAATTGAAGGTCGCTGCCTATTCTTATCATTCATTATTGATACGTCTATAACCACGTTCCCGGATGCATCCCCATCACTTTGAATATTAAACGGAAGTAAATTTATAAGCGGATTATTTTTATGAACGCATTGAAAATCAACATAATAGTTTTTAAAATAATTGATATAACCGCCTGTTCCAGTTTCGATGTAAGGAGCGTCAATAGTTATTTCAGTAGATGTAATTGTTAGTATAGTTGCTGTAAGGTTGTAGTTATAGTTCGTTCCTGGACTGTACACGTACAATGTGTCACCAGGAATTAAATAACTTGAAAGGTCAGTTGCTACTGTTATTTTTGCACCTCCTGTTCCTGATGTTACCCCTGTGATTGCTAAGTCCTCACGTTTGAAAACGTACTCAATAGGTAAGAACCCGGCAAATATTTTGCTGGTTTCGTATCCTACAGGGTTTGTTACAAGCGTAAGGCTCATCCTAAACCCTCCCAGAATTAAACGCATGCATAATCGCCCACACGCTTGCAAAATATTTCACTGTGCAGAAGCAGAAGTTATTGATAACTAAACAGTTACAA